CATTGGTTTATAACCATTTTTTATAGTCGTTGAATGTTGTAAAATAGTTATTTTAGCTTCAAACTCTCTTACAATATTTTGTTTCCATTTTTCTATAGAATCTAATAATACCATTCCTTTTTTAATTTTGTTTCTTTCTATTGCTTCTTTTTGTTTAACAAATTTTATTGCAAAACATGCTTGAACACTACCTCCTATTTCATTAACATTTTGTCTAATTGAATTATGTATTGATCTTATTATAACTTCTTTAAATTGACCATTATCTGGACCAAAAAACATTCTATCTTTTATTTTAATATTGTTTCCTTTAGTAGTTCCAGATAAAACTAATCCTATACCTGGAACTTGAAAATTACTATCGATATATACCATCGATCCGTTTATTTTTTGTTTCCATTTATCTCTTGATTTAAATTCATATAATAATTTATGAAGATTGTCAATATTTATTCCATTTTTATTTGATACTGATATAATTGGTATTATATCATAATTTTCAATCATATTTTCTATATAATGTTTTGTTTCATTATTTCTATTTTCACTTTCATTTATAAAATATAATACTTTTCCGAATGTTTTTTTGGATAATAATTTTTTTATTCTATTACATAATTTTTTATAAATATGTTTTGGTGCCATATCAATTTTAGATATAATAATTATAATTGGTATTTTCAGATATAATAATATTCCAATATGTTCTCGAGTTAATTTAGTTATACCTGTATTAGCTCCAATAACTACAATTCCATAATCAGGAAATAATCCTGTAACACCATAAACTGTTGTTCTCAAATATTTTTCATGTCCAGCTAAATCAACAAATGATATAATTTTTTCACTGTTTTCATCTGATTTATAATTAATGCTTTTTAAAATTTTATCATCTTTTACTCCACATAATAATAATTCATTTTTTGTTTTTTTATATTTTAGTGGATTAAATGTAATATTACTTGTCCTACCAGTTTCTAATTCATGTTTATGCTTCAAAATTTTCTTTCTACTTTTACCTCTACCATCATCTAATTCTCCACTTGTTAAAACTCCTATTAATGAACTTTTACCTGCATCAACAGGTCCACATACTGCAATTACTGATTCATTTTTATTTTTAATAAAACTAGTCATTATTATATTAAATTGTTTATTCTTATATAGTTTATTAAAAATTGAAGATTTATATTAATAATATTAATTAATTACATTATGTCGTATTTGTGTGTTGATAAAAATTTATTAAAAAATTCAAAAATGTGTAGATATAATTCTTATTGTTTAAATCCAAATTGTAGTTATTCTCATTCACTTCATGAAAAAATAAGATTTAGAAAATTATTTATTGATAATAACAAACATTTAGTAAATATTCCAAACAAATTATTTATAAATACAACTTTTTGTAATTATAATTTAAAAGGAAAGTGTCAGAATGGTAAAAAATGTAAATATGCACATAGTATTTTAATATTATCAAATGCTGTAGATAAATTATTTGATTTTATAATATCTGAAATAAAAAGGAATAACAGTAATAATATTTTGAATAATGAGAATATTTGTTTTGAAAGTATGCATCGTCTTTTCAATTGTGATAATTCTAATAATGATGTTAATAGTGATTTCAATAATACAGGTAGATTAATTTAAAGTTATTTTGTAATATAAAAAAATTGAAATTTTTAATAATTAATGGCTCTATATTGAAAAATCTATTGATGTCACAATTTACAAATAAAAAAAATGCTTCATCAAAATCGGGTTCAAATAGTTTTAAAAAGTCAGGTGGTAAGAATTTTGCTCCTAATTATCTTCGTAATACTAAAATGTGTAAGATTTGGTTAGAAAAAGGGTATTGTCCTCATGGGGATAAATGCAGATATGCACATGGTAAACAAGAAAATTATAGAGGTAAGGTTGATTTTTTGTATGCTAAAGCTAGAAGAGAATTAAATTCAAAATCATCTAGTCCTTTTCGTAAGAAATCTGAAAATAAAGTTAGTAAACCTTCTGCTAAAAAGACACTACAAATCTACAAGTTTAATTATGACTTCAATGGAGATTCGAAGACAAAAGAGTTTTTCTATAATTCCGAAGGTAAGATCACTGAGATAAGTGTAAAAGCTTTAGGATTAAACACAGACTTATGGAAAGAAAAGATGAAAACTTTGAAGGATCATGAAAAATTTATAGCAGATCCTAAAAAATATCTTTTGAAAATTATTGCGTACAGAAAGGCTCATGAGAAATTAAGGGATAAAAAATATCCTAATACCATTTGTAAATATGGTACAAATTGTGCTTGGTACAAATGTGATAAAAAGTGTTGTTTGAAAGGTCATATTGATAAAGAATCTACAACTGTAGAAGATGAGTCTGATCAAGACATAGTATTAGAAGAATTAGAGTCAGAAAGTGAATCGACTAAAGATGTTAAGTCTTCAGATGACGATAAGGATAAAAAGATTGAGGAGTTACAAAGACAGCTAGCTGCATTGATGAAAGAAACTGAATAATTTAATACCAACTGTATTTTTACAACTATTAAATCCAAAAAATAATTAATTATTTTCTAGATTTAATTTATATATATTTATTTTATTGTAAATAAAAGTTGATTATTTAATATATTTAAATATTAATGAAGTTATTAATTAATGAACTTTGGAGATTTAAACAAAATAATTGAATCCACAAAAAAATTTATTATGAAAGAATTAAAGAAAGATAAAAATGTAGAATTAAGTAATGATTATTTATTGGATTTATTAAAAAGAATTAGACCTAAAATATTGAAAAAATATGAAAAAGCTAATTTTGAGTTGATTAGTGATATTTTTTATAGATTTTTTAAATCTAGTTTCACATTTGATAAGAATTTGTCTTTTGAAAATGGTAATAATGGTTTTAGAAATTGGGATGAAAAATTTGTTATTGATGAAATTAACACAAAAGTTATAGATGTACCTGATAATAAAAAAGAATTAGAAGCTCATTTTCAAAAATGTTTTCATACTGAACAACCAGAACAAAGAAGTGCTGAATGGTATTTATATAGATCAACAAGAATAACAGCTTCAGATACTGCAACTGCTCTAGATTTAAATCCGTATGAACCTGTAGAACATTTTATCGTAAAAAAAGTAGACCGTGATAGAATTCCTTTTATTGATGGTATATTTGTTTTTCATGGAAGAAAATACGAGCCTATAGCAACTTTAATGTATGAGCATATATATAATAATAAAGTTACAGAATTTGGATGTTTACCTAGTGAATCATTTAAAATATTAGGTGCATCACCTGATGGTATTTGTTCTAAATCAACATTAGATGGAAAATTTAGTGATAGACTTGGTGTTATGTTAGAAATAAAATGTCCTTTTGTAAGAGGTATTTATACAAAAGGTTTAATTGCTGGAAAGATATGTCCTTTTTATTATTGGTGTCAAGTACAACAACAACTAGAATGTTGTAATTTTGAAACTTGTGATTTTTGGCAAGTAAATATAAAAGAATATGATTCTAGAGAACAATATCTGCTTGATACAAATTTAAATACAAAATTAACAGAAGGTAATGAAGGTAAAAGAATACCAGTTGATCCTAAGATTTGTAAAGGTTGTATCATACAATTATTACCTAAAGTATACGAACCAAGATTTGAAGAAGATAAACCTGAATATACTGGATATCATCTTTATCCGCCAAGATTAGATTTATCAGTAGAACAATATGATAGATGGGCTATTGATACAATATCAAATTGGCAAACAAAATATCCAGAATTAACAGAAAAATTTTATTTTGATAAAATAATTTATTGGTATGTACCAAATGCTCATAATGTTGAAATAAAAAGAAATAGAAAATGGTTCAATCATATTTTTCCTATATTAGAAAGAACATGGAAGAAAGTAATTTATTATAGAGCTAATCCCGATGAAATAGATTTTTTGTTTGATGAAGGTGAGAAAAGAAAGAAATTTTATAGATTAAAAACTAAATTCAAAATAAATAATGATTTAGTAGAAAAAAAAGTATTATTTTTGGATGATATTATGTTACATAATCCTTCAGAAAACGGTGATAATATATGTAATATTGATTGTGGTTTTGTAGACGATGAGGAGGTAGTTGAAAATAAAACTGCAATTAAATTTAAAAGTAAAAAATCAAAAAGTAAAGGATCATATATGAAAAAAAAGTCAATTAATATTGACGATGAATGTGATTTTGTAGACTAAATTATTATATTTATTTTATTTTTATGATATCCACAATTTATTCTTGAACATTTTTCTCCTTTTCTTTTACCTGATTTTAGTATAACAGTACATGTATCTTTTTTTATTTTTTTCTTATGTATTTTACAATTTATTCTATTACATAACTGTCCCTTTTTTTTCCCAGATTTAAAATATTCTTTGCATTTATTATTTATACATTCACATTCATTTGTATAATAATAAGAATAACAAATTTTACATTTTTTTTTAATAGAAGTTTGAGCACAATATGGACATTTTATTTTATTATATTTTTTACAAACTATATTTTCCTTAATACATGATTTGTGATAATTATGATTGCATTTTAATTTTATTATTTTATCTGTATACAAAATATGCAATTGACATATCATACATTCATTTCCATTATTTCTTTCATTTAATTTAATTTTGTTAATCATTTCTAAGATTTTATTATAGTTCATTTAATTAAATTGTAAATATTATCTTAAATAAAAAAAGTGAATTAAATATTAATTAATTAATAAAAGTTATATAATGACTTTTAACAATAGTGTAGTTGATGAAGATTCAAAAAAAAAAAATAAGATTAAAAATTTTAGAGACTATCTAACAAGATTAATAGATAATTATGATATTAACAGATCTAATAATCATGATTTAGTAAATTTTTTAATCGAGTCAATTGATAAATTTTATGTGCATATTACATCTAATACTGATTTAAATGTAAATAAAATATTAGAAAATATAGAAAATAATATTAGTTATTGTTCTGATAATGATGAATTATATAATAGAAACGATGTAGAATTTGTAGATGCATTAACTTCTTCTGATGATGAATTAAATTTAGAATTAAATAATAATCAAGTTGTGAAAGTTCCCGAAGTTTCTAATTTAAATGATAAAGCTATTGAAAGATTAAATATGTTTATAAATGGTAATTTTGAAGATGATAAAGTATTATTATGGAAAAAAAATAATACTGTATTAAATTGTAAAAGATTTGTTGATAAATCAAGATATTATTGATATTATAAATCAAATTTATTAATAATTCTATTTTCTTGATAATCAAATAATATTGCTGTATTATTTTTTACAATATCATAATTAGAAGTTATTGGTTCAGATGATATTATAAAATTATTATCAGTTGAATAATATAGTGATGGTCCAATATTATTTTTATTTATATATCTAGAAACTAGAACATATTTATTATTAGAAAATATTATATTAGCAGAAATTTTTTTATTGTATTTATTTAGAATATTAAAAAATAATATTGTAGCATCATTTATATTATTATTATTTAATAATGATAAAAAAAGATAAAATATAAATTCAGAATCCGTATTTCCTTTTATATTACTAATATATTCTTTTTTTATATTTATCATATTATTTTTTTTAAATTCAACAAAATCTTCTATTATACCATTATGGCACCAAATATTTTCTTCATATTTAAAAGGATGTGTATTAGTTAATTTTTTTTTAAAAGGTAAATTTTTATTTGATCTAATATGTCCAATTAAAATTTTATTAGATAATTTATTGTTTTTTGTAATCTTATTTAAAATTGTATCATTATTCTGATCTTCTGAAAAACATAAAGGTTTTTTATAAATATTCCATTTTTTATCAGATTTCCATGCAAATCCATATCCTTGTTTATGAAAATTTTTGTCATATTTATATTCAATACCTGGAGTATTTTTAATTAATATACTTTGTTTTAAAAATTTTTTAATAATATTTTTATCTAATTTATTATTTATAATCAATAATAATCTACACATTATATATTAATAGATAATAATATAATTATTTAAATTATCTTAATTTGAATGTGTCAATCCAACATTTCCCTTTGTTATTCCTAATATATTATAATTATTAGCATATACAGTTATATTTCCATTTTTAATATAATTCTTAAAATATATCCCTAAATCATCATCATTGTTTTTTCCTATTTTTAGTTCTAATACTGCACTATCAATTTTTGAGAAATTACATGCTCCAGATGGTTGAAATGAATTATTTTCTATTCCGAAATTATATATATTTATTCCATCTTGTATATTATTTTTACAATATTCATAAGGTTTTATGTTATTAAAAAATGTGCTATCTCTTGTATAAAATCTTTGTATACCGTTTAATCTTAGTGTAGATCTTATAATTGGTGAGTCATTACCATTAACAAAATTACCATAATTAAAATAATTAACAATATTAACTTTATGTAAATTTAAAAAATTAGATTGTGATCTAGTTGTATTTGTATCTTTTAATAATTCTGAAATTGTTATTGTCATATCGTCGTATGTGATTTCACTAGATAATAATGCTGTATTAGATGTTGTAGCTTGTGCTACACCTATATCATCATAATGTAATAAATAACAATTAATTTTACTAGCTAATTTATCAAGAATTGAATTTCCAATAGAAATTTTATCTGGATAATCACCTATTTCAAAAAATGAGGGTGAAAATGTAATAGTTTTACCATCTGTACTAAGACCTTTACGTGTAGCTATCCAAACTAATTTAGAAAATTCATTTTTACATTTTTCCCAATCGTTATCAAAATTCCATGTTAAAAAAGAATTTCTAGAATTAAATTTCTCTTGATCTAATATCCATATTAATAAAAAACAGGGGTTGTAAAATTTTAATTCATATATATTAGAATAATTAGGAATTTTAAATTTATTTTTTTGAACTTGTTCTATTAAATATTCATGCTTATGATAAATAAATTTTTTTTTTTCATTTGCATCTATAAAAATTACATCATTTAATAAATGAATTTTTTTTATTGTAGGTAAAACTGAAGGTACGGAGTTACCTTTATAATTTATACAATCAATTGCTTTTCTAAGTTTAACTTTAATTTGTACAGAATTTTTATCTATAGAAATTAATGGTATAGAAGAACCAAAATTTTTACAAAACCAGAATTGTAATGGTATTATCAATGTATATTCTGGATGATCTAAATTAGGATCTTTTAATTCTTTAACATTACCAATAAGTTTATTAAAATATTCATTCATTCTATCATTTTTATTCATTTCATTATTTAAATTTAACCATTCACCTGTTTGTGTATCTATTGTTTGTCCTTTAATAACAATTGATATTTCATCTATGATAGCGTATCCTATTTTTTCAACAAATCCCCAAGTTTTACTAGTATTTTTGTTAAGTGTAATACTTAAGTAACATTTAGATAGTAAATCACCTTCTAATGGTATTGTACAATTTAATTCACTATTAAATCCAATATTACCATCAAAATTATTTTGAAAGGTTTCAAAAGAAAAATTAGTATATCGCATATAAACATTTTTAAATAATGTAATTTTAGGATTTTTTGTAAGATATTTATCTTGTACACCTATTGTGACAAGTTGTAATAATCCTCCACCCATAATATTATATATAATTAGATAGAAAAATATTGTTTAAATTATATTTTTAATAAGTATTAAATTAAAATTATAATAATCTATTAGTTTTTTTGATATATGTTTTTACAAATTTAAATTTATTGTTATTTTTTATAATATTTAAAATATCTTTTTTTGTCAAATTTTCGTCTATTTTTTTCCTGCCATTTTCAGTTTTTTCTAAAGTAAACAATTTTTTATTTTGTTCAATTCTCATTTTATATAATAATTTACTTGTATCAAAATCATGAATTTCGACTTTAAAATATAAAGAATTATTAATATCAATTAATTTTTCCTTAATAAAATAAGTTACATTATCTGTGTCGTAAATATAACTTTTATCATGTTTATAGTCAATATCACTTTCTAAATAATTATCCCAATCCATATATTTATTATAGAAAATAATTATTAATAAACTTAATTATAAATTTTATTCCATGATTCATCCCATTTTTTTTGAATATGTTTTATAAAAATATCTAATGTTGAATAGTTCTCAGGCAAAATTACTTCAGATACATAATATGGACAATCTACATGTGTGGTGTATTTCATTTTTTTTAAAGAAAAAACTTTTTCTTTGTTTTTACAAATAATTATTTGTAATGGTACATTATTTTCATATGCTAATTTTATAACTCCAAATTTTAATGGTTTCGAAGTATTTTTTTGATTTCTTGTTCCTTCTGGATATAAAATAATGTTTCTAATCTTTAATCTTTCTAATATTTTTTTATATAGTTTATGTCTATTTTTAGATTCATCTCTGTTAAAAAATATTATATTTTTTGTTACTATTGGCATTAATGCTTGTCCTCCTAAAATATATTTTATTAGATTTCTTGCTATGTATGCTGCATTACCTCCTACAATATCATAATCTAACCAAAAGTCGGCCCAACTTCTATGATTAATTAAATATATACATTTATCTTTTTTTATTTCATTCGAATTTATTTTTTTCAAATTTGTATTTAGTATTTTTGTCAAATATAATGGATGAGGGTTGAAATTTAATTTGTTAATTTTATACAATAATGCAGTATATAATCCATTAAATTGTGAATATATAAAAAATACTATTATAAAAACAAATTGTTTAATTTTTCTTCCATATTTATTATAAGATAAAATCATTAAAACAATAAAAATTAATAATATTAAATATCTTTTATTCATTTAACATTATTAGATTAGTTTAAAAATATAAAGACGAATAATTTTTTTGTCTTCTTAATTAATGAAAATATATATTTTAATATTATTGATCATATTTTATTTTATTTTGTTAAAAAATAGAAGTAATAAAGAGAATTTTTCTAATAATTTAAAAAAACCTAATATTAAAACTATTTGGTCATACTGGGAACCTTCACCACCTCCGAAAATAATTCAAAAATGTATAAAAAATTGGAAAGAAATAGGAAAATGTGATGATGTAAGATTATTGAATGATAAAAATATAAATGAATATATTCCAAAATCTGAATTAAATATGATTATAAAAAAAAGTCCAAATTTAGCAAATAAAAGTGATTTTATAGGATTATATTTATTAAATAAATATGGTGGTACTTGGATAGATGCTTCTGTATTTTTACATAAACCATTATTTTCATGGTTAAAACCAGGAGAATTTTTTGTTTATAAAGCAAATAGATTTTCTGGTGATTCTTTTTGTATGGAAAATTTTTTCATACATTCACCTAAAAATCATCCAATATGTTTAGCTTGGTATAATAAATTAAAAAATGTTGCTGATAATATTGATAAATTTATAAATGATACAAAAGAAAAATATCCAAATATAACAAATAGGATGAAACATTATAGATATTTATGGGCATATATAGTTGGCAAAGTAGTATTATTAGAAAATCCAAAATTATTAGAATTAATTAATTCTAAAGATGCTGAGGAAGGACCTTATTTAGATTCTGTAAGATTGAATTGGGATTATAAAAAAATTTGTAAATTATTTAAGAAAAAAAATTACTGTCAAGATTGTAATATGACTAAATTATGGAATGAAACTAGAAAAGAGTGTGATCCTGATATAGTATCATAAATATTAAAATTATTTTATCAATTAATGTAATGAAAAAAATATTTAATTTAATATTAATTTTTTTTATTTTTTATCAAATATTAAAAGTTAATAAAAAAGAAAAATTTAGTTCTGTTATTACTGACAGTGAAGTTAGAAGTATATTAGAATCTCCTGAAAGTGATCCTGCATCAGTTATTAATCAAAATCCAAGAATAGATTTATCGATCTTTGGAGAAACTAAATCAAATTCACAAAATAATTCTGTAGTTGTTGAATCTCCTAGTTCTCAAACGGTTTTAGCTGCACCAGATTTACTTTCTTTATCAGGATTTTCTGATATTAATACTATTGGTGATCAATCTGCCTTAGCTGCTTTATCACAAGTAGGTATTGGAAAAGCTAGAAATATTTTGGATGATTCATCTTATGGATCATATGTTTCTGCAATTCCTATTAGAAATCGAGAATCAGATGGTAGAGATTTTTATTTAAGTGATCCTCCAAATTATGTTATTGGTAAATAAATACATAAATTAATTAAATTTATTAATTTGTACATTCATTTGATCACAAAAAACTTTAACTAATTCATCATTTTTATAATCATTAATATATTTTATTTTTTTTATACCACTAGCAAGCATTATTCTGGTGCATATTATACATGGATAATGTGTAATATAAGCTGTACATCCATTACATGAAACACCTCTTTTAGCACAATCAGCAATAGCATTCTGTTCAGCATGTACTGTAGCTTGTTCATGATTGTCTCTAACAATAGATTTATGTGGTGCGGAAGGAAGAAATCCATTATATCCTTGACTAATTATTCTATTATTTTTTACTAATACACATCCTACCTGTAATCTTTCGCAAGGAGATCTTTTTTTTGTCACAAGAGATATTTCTTTATAATAATCGTCCCATTTAGGTCTATTCATTAATAAAAATTAAATTTATATTTTAAATGAATTTCAACTTTATTATCAATAAAATTGAAATATTATTCTAATATTATTATAAAAATATGTATGGGAAATTGTGCCAAAAAGTGTAATATATGTTTAGAATATAAACTAGTAAATTATAAAAAATGTATTCTTTGCACTAATGGTTTAGTTTGTAATGAATGTTATAATAAGATGAATGAAGATCAAAAATCAATTTGTCCATTATGTCGACAACAAAAATGGTTGAAAATAAAAAAAAATAAAATAAAGCCTGAAGTTAATTTTACAAATATTATTATAATAGAAGATTTAGAAAATTCTATTAAAGAAAGTGATATATATGAATTTGATATATTACTATGTTGTTCAATAATTTATAAAATTGGGAAATTATTATGTTGTCTTTTTGTATTATGGATTATAGGTTTTTTAATTTTAATATGTCTTTTTTCATATCCTTATGAAAAAACTAAAGAAGAATCTATTTTTATTTTGTTATCATTATTTATAGGAATTGGAAGTTTTCTATTATCGTGGTGTTGTTGTTGTCCTAGTGTAAATTTATTAGGAGCTATTTTAGCTAATTAAAAAATATTTAAAATATCCATATATATATATGGATAATTTAATTAAAATTATTCTAATAATTATAGTTGTTTTTATGTTATTAGGATGTTCCTGTTCTTGTAAAAAGGTAGAGAAATTTACTGATCCTGATATGTTTAATCGTGGTATTACTTATAAAATGATTCCTTGTAAAACAGATTGTGAATATAAGAATGAAAATGGAGAAGAGTATGGTACATGTTATGTAGAAGAAGGTAAAGGTAAAGAAAAAAAAAAATTTTAAGATATTGTTTAAATAAATCTCAAATAAACGAAACTTGTACATTAGGTAATTTTGATGGTGAAGGAAAAAAAATATGTTGTGGATCATTAGGTGATAAATTTACAATAGTTGAAGCATGGAATAGGATTTTATCATGTAATAATTTAAATTCTGATACTGAATTTATAAATAAAAACCAATATTTAAAATTTTCTGGTGAAAATGATGAAATTCATAAAATATTATTTGATGGTTATAAAAATAATAATAATTTAATTAATAAAGAAATATATGAAAGAATGATATTAAGTAATAGATCAGCATCTGGATCACCATCTGGATCACCATCTGGATCACCATCTGGATCACCATCTGGATCACCATCTGGATCACCATCTGGATCAGTAGCAAAACCAGAAGCACAAGAAGCAGCATCTGGATTAAGTGAATCTGATAAATTGGAATGTCTTGAGCCTAGATTTTCGATGCCATGTAATCAAATTCAATGGAATACTTATTGGTGTAAGAACAG